AATTTCGTAATCGCTGGAGAATTCGCGAGACATGTTCTTGAGCTTGAACGTCGCCTTGGTCTCGACTTGCTTCAGCGCGTTGTTGACCGAGTCAGCCCGCGCCGTGACCATGGCCTGCAGTTCCTCGGCCGTCGGGCCGAAGGCGTTTGCCGGGTCGTATGCCGGGACCGACTCCGCCGCCACGTCCCAGTGGGAATGCGACCACACATACGCCACCTGCACCGAGGGCGGATTTACGACGGCGAGCGGAATGTCGATCACGTCCTCTGCAGCAAGGGGAGATAGGAAGTTGATTCCGTCGTCGTTCGGGTCTGCAAGCGGAGGCTGATAGCCGACCGAGGTGTCGAACAAAACCGTGCGCCCGGTGAACTGCTGATAATCGGCGCCGGTGTAATCGACCTCGCAATAGGTCGGGTCTCCGCCGGCAGCCACGGCCGAGCCGCCACGGCCGATGGCACAGCCGATGCGAAGCTCGCACTTGATGCGACCATCCGAGCCGTCGAGCGCCAACGAATAACCGATGATCTTGCCGAGCGCCTCCCCGACCCGCGGCTCGACCAGAAATGCATTCTTGCGCAGCGTCACCTCCGGCATGCGCGACAGCTTCGGCGCAAAGGCAATCTCCACCACCCGCGCGCGCTTCATCAGGTGTGCCCGCGCCAGCGCGATCAAGTGCTCGACGCTTCCGTTGCCGCGCGCGGTCGCGACGTAGGACCGCCGCCGAGGATCGCCGATCGGCACATAGGCCTCGACGCCGTCGCCAATCGTCTCGCTCAGGTTAACCGACTTGACGTCGTCGACCCGCAACGCCTCGCCGTCCTCCGGATCGGTCAAGACATGCTGCACGTCGGCATAAAGCGAGAACGACACCAGCTCGGTGCATTGCCGGTTGGCCGTGTAGCCCGCCCGCAGCGTGGGCGTGATGCGATTCATCACAACGACGGCGCCCACCGCCATCCAACTGCGGCTGTAAGACGAAGTGTAGGTAGCCGTCCCGTACGCGCCCGTGTTGAAAACACTGTCTAAAGGCTCGGCCTCGGTCGCCACACTGATTGCGTCGTTGGTCACCATTTCGGGATAGTCGAGGGCTATCGGGGCATTCACGGCACTCGTCGTTTCCGAGTAGGTCGTGGTGACGGTCGAACCACCGAACCAGCTCGAGTCCGGGAACACGACCGTCGCGGTACTCCCGCCAGTATGGCTAATGACCTCGTCGCTGAACGGCGAACTAGCAGTTGCCTCGGTGACAACCCAGCCGTCGCCAATCCCCGCGCCGGCCTTGGGCCAGTTGTCGGCTGTCAAGGTCAGCGAGGTGATGTAGTTGCGGCCTGCTTCCGGCCAGTGCCGGATCAGGTAATTCGTCAGGTCGACACTGCCCTGCGCCTGCTGGGTCCAGGTGTATTCGGCCTTGACGTCGACCCGCGCCAGCGGCCCGCTGGTGAGCGTGAGGCCGAGACCGTCATACAAAACCTTGCCGTCTTCGCTGGCGCCGTCGAACTCGACCAGCCCGTCCTCGCCGGTGATCTCGTCCGAGACCGTGAGCTCGTGCGTCTCGCGGTCGTAGTGCCAGATCGCGCTGTAGCCCTCGAGCACGACCTCCGGGTCGGTGCGGCGCGACGGGTCGATCACGACCTCGTCGTAATACGGCAGCACCCGCAGCGTCTGCGCCAGCGCCTCCTTCTGCGCCACCAGATCGATCGGCCGCGCCACGAATTCCAGCGTCACCAGCTCCTCAGCGATCGAGGTGGGCACCCCGACAAGCCGGCCGCGGAAGCGCACCAGGTCCGGCCCGCAGTCGAACGCAAACCACGCCCATATCTTGCGGCCGGGGCCGAGTAGCCCGATCGGGTCGCCGGCCACATTGCGCGGCCGGCGCACCACCACGGTCAATGATGCCGGGTCGCCCTCGTCCTGCTTGAGTTCAAAGCTGAAGATGTTCTCATCCCATCGCAGATGCTCGGGCGCGAACACCGTCTCGGTCGGATCGACCCAGGCGAAGTACGGCAGGCCGACAGGCATCAGGCAATCACCCTTTGCTCTGCCTCAAGCGACCACGCGACCTCGGCCGCCCATTCGTCACGCGAGGTGTTCCAGGAAGTGACTTTGCACAAAAGGGTCAGCACCTCGCCTGCACCATCGGTGCCGCCGCTGCCGAGGCCGGGGATGCATGTGATGGTGACATCCGTTCCAGGCCACACGTCGGTCAGTTCGGGCGCCTCGTGGTCCGTGCAACTGATCGTCACTTTGTGCTGACGAAATTGCGCCAGCGAGATGTCTGCCAGCTCGCCGCGGCAGTCGCGCGCCAGGCTGGCCGCCTGATCGATTGGCGCGAGCGTCATCGTAATTCCGCGCACGGCGTATTGCGAGAAGTCAATGTTGTCGATTGCAAGCAGCGTATAGGCTGGCATCAGGAATACCGGCTCGGCTTCCGGCCGCCGCTTCTGACTTGCGCCATCGCCGCAGCATTGCGCAACTGATCGACGACGCCGGACGACGCGCGCAGGCCGGTGATCTCAGGCAATCCTGGGAACGCGATGGTGACGTTGTGCATTCCGCTGCCGGCGAAGGCCGGGATCGACAGCCTGGGCGCGACCATGCCGCCGAGGGCGAAGTGGCCCATGCTGTTCAGCACACCGCGCAAGTTGCCTCCCGAGAAGCGCAGCGCCTCGAGCAGCGCCAGCACGCCCGGCTGGCTCACGGCGCGCGCCGGCATGATGTGCTCGCCGCGCGAGACCCAGGCGAGATTTGAATCCGAGGTGCCGGTCCCGCGCCCGCCGAGCAGGCCGCCGCCGGCCAAGGATTGAGGCGCCGCACCTTCAGCACCGCCACCGCCGCCGCCGGTGCCAATCTGCAGGGCTTTCGGGACGTTCGCGTTCCACGTTTCCTTGATCCACGCCCACGCATTAGCTGGCGCCGTGGTCACGAACTTCACGACCGCATCATAGGCTTGCTGTGCAAGCGTCTTGACCTGCTCCCATACGCTGACCGCCGTATCCTTGATCCATTGCCAGGCGTTGCCGGGGGCCGTTGTTACAAATTGCGAGATCGCTTGAACGGCGTCCCGCAAGAATTGCCCTACAACCGCCATTGCCTGGGCAAAGCCTGTCGCGATACTTGCTGCTATCGTCTGCGCCCATCCCCGCGTGCCGGTCTCGGCATCACCCGCCACCAGCGCCCACGCTCGCTTGGATGCCGCGGCAAACGCGTCCCACCCCTTGCCCAGATTATCGATGTCCTTTTGCTGTTGCGGCGAGAAGAAGGGCTTCTTGGCGTCGTCCTGGAGTTTCTTGAGTGTTACCGCCCCCTTTTCGAGGCTTTTGATTTGTTCGTCGGTGAAACCCAGTCCCTTTAGATCTTTCGAAAGATTTGCCTTTTCGATGGGCGACATCTTCTCCGCTAGTTTTGCGAAAATAATTAGAGCCTTGTTGCTCTCCTCGCCAAGCTTCTTGACGTCGGCCATCACATCGTTGATCTTTACGCTACCCGCCTCCAGCAGCATGATCAACGCTTGTGTCCTTGTGGCCGGCGTCGTAAGCGGGCTGATGATCTCCTTCTGCCCCTTTATTATTCTCTCGTATTGATCGGCGACGAGAACTGCATTGTTTGCGGCCTCCTTCATTCCGGCCGCAGTCGCCCCCCAGCCACCATCCCTTTCCGGGTGCATCTCCGCGCTGATTTTCGCGATGTTGGCAAATGTCTCGACGAGGGCCTTGGTCTGCTCCTCCGCTTCCTTCATCTTGCCCCGAACGAAGGAGACCGCCTCGGCCACCGCAAACAGGGCGACGCCGACCGGTCCCAGTACCATCGCAATCCTGGCAAACCCGATCGCGGTGCCGGCGATCTCGCCGGCGCCCATCTCCTTCATGACCTTGCCGAGGGCACGCAGCTCGCGGCTGGAAACGCCGGACTTCTGCGAAACCTGATCCAACCCCTTGCCGAGTTCCTGCGTGCCGCCAGCCGTCTTTGCAGCCGTGGCCTGGACTTCCTCGGTCGCCTGGCCGACCTTCTTGATCTCGGCGGCGGCCTGGTCGGCCCCGTCGACTTCGATCTTGATCGTCTGGACTATTGCGTCAGGCATTTTTCATTCCGTCCCTGAGCTGTTGACGCATCTTGCTTGCTTCATCACGGATGATCCTGAGCAGGTGAAACTTGCGGCGAATGATGACCTTCTTCACCCCGATATATTTGACCTGCTTATCGTCGGCAGACATCAGCAGCGGCGTGTCGCGTTTCTTGAGGCGCTTGACCTGAAACAGACGGCCGGAAAACTTGCTGGCGGGCGGCCCTCCCGGCTCCACCGGAATCCACAGTAACGGATCACCTTTGATGGTCGCGCCTTTCTGGAAGATCCGCCACAGGCGTTTCGAATGGTGAAAGACGATCGTCGTGGACTTACCGTCTTCGCCGGAGATGTCGTAGGTGAAGCCGGATATCCAGGCGCCGGTAAACCTGCCGGCAGCGGCGATGTCGGCGCGCCCCTCGCGCAGAACATTGTCGGCGAACTGCTTGGCGGATGCCGTCACCGTCCCCCTGAATCGCTGTTGCAACTGCGCGACGGTCTCATCGATCTGCGGCTTTATCGAATTTGATCGGAGGCGAACGCGGACTGCCACGACTAAGGCGTCCCCAATTCCTTGAAGGTTTTCTCGATCGTCTTGCCGTCGCCCTGCGCTCCGATGGCAGCGATCATCAGATTGTTTGCGCGCGCGACCCGATCGATCTTCTCGCCGAATTCGAGATAGGCTGCGATCTGGCGCGGAGTCAGCGTCATTGCATAGTCGGGCGGGAACCCGCGTCCGATGAGGGCTGTGATGGCGACGGCGATTTCTTCAAGCGGACCTTGACGGTCTTTGCCCCTTCGCCCGCCCCGCCGAAGAGGCGCGTCATCTTCCCGACGAAGGAGCCGGTCCCGTTTGGGAATGTGAGCTTCCAAATGGGTTCGAACAGCATCAACTGTTCTTCCAGCCCGAGGATCGAGCCGGCGGTGTGCTCGTATTTTTCGTCCCCGAGATGGCCGCAACCGGCTGCAATGACTGGCCCGACGGCGGCGCCGAGCCGTTCGATCAACATCGAGATCATGCTTTCACTGAACTCGCCGTTGACCAGCTTGCCGATGTGCGGGAACCGCGAAACGATGAATGCGATGTCGTTGGCGTTCAGGCCACGGACAACAGTCCGCTCGCCCCTGATCCAGACGGCGTGAACAGCCGTCGAGGCTGCAATATCCAACAAGTCGGCCATTATGGCACCACCACGGCTTCATGGACGGTGAACACGCCGAACGTGCCGTCCACGTCATCCTTTTGCACCTCGGCCTCGATCTCCAGCTTGGAGAAGTCGTCGGCGTCGGTGATGAAATTGAAGTCGCCGGTCGGGTTGATCGAGATGCGGCCGGTGAAGTCGACGTGCTGGCCGATATCGTTGGTGCCATCGACCTGGATGATGCCGGAGATCTCCAACTTCTTGAAGGCCGACACCTGGACGCTGCCGTCAACGTCGGGAGCCCCGGCCTCGCCCAAAGTAAAGATGGCAAGGTTTGCCGGGGTGATCTCGTCGAGCGTCATCTTGATGGTCGCGCCGACTTGGGTGATGGCGGTGAAGTCTTTTACCTTCACGCCCTCGCGGCTGCTGAAGTGCTCCTTCTTCTCAACCTTCGGCGTCCACACAAACGACGGCGCATTGCCGAGATCGACGAAGGTACTGCCGCCGTCCTCTTTGAAAGTAACAACCCCCTTACCTATGTGGTAGTTTTGGACGCTCGGGCTCACGGGCATGGTTTATAGCTCCTCTATTTTCAGGGAATACTGGAACGTGAACAGCGCCATCAGCACGCCGTGCAGCGAGCGCATCCAGCCGACGTCGGTCTGGCAGCCGAGATAGCGGATGGCGCCGTTGCCGCCGACCAGCGCGATCAGTTGCGTGTCGGTGAGCACCCGCCGGATCAGCTCGCGCCGCAGGGCAGTCAACTCTGGCCCAACCTGGTCGGCCTGCTGTGCGACAAGAATTTCCGGCGTCATCCGCACGACATAGGGCCGATTGGACGGCCGCGCCGAGCGGTCGTCGGCGCCGCTGGTTTCCTCGTCGCCGTCGAACACGATCGCCGCCGGCAACGCCTCTTCCGGGATATCGACGTTGTTGCGATATGCCGCCTTGATATTCGGAATGCTGGCGATCACCTCGAGCAGCCGCGCCAGGATTTCCTCGCGGACGTCCTTCACCCGACCGCCGCCTCTTTCAGCATGAACCTCACCTCACCCCAGTCCTCGCCCAGAGGACTGCCGCGCAATTCCCACGAGCGCGCGATCCAAGTCCGGCCGTTGAAGGCAAGCACGGCATCGGCATAGTCGGCGCGCGCGATGCCCTTGCCGGCGAGCTCGTAGATGCGGGCGAAGGCGCCAGGCCCGACGCTGCGCGCCTCGGCTGGCCCTGCGGAGCCTGTCACCGCCATCGGCAGCACCTTCGGCTTGGTGTCGTCGATGACCGTGATATCGACCGCGGCGGCGGCCCCCACGGTCAATGTCGCCGGCACGCCGAGCTCGGCATAGACCGGATCGTACAGCAGTGCGCTGTAGTCGATGGACATCAGGCAATGAGCCGCAACGCCAAATCAGCGTGGACGATGCGCCACGTCGGCAATCCCAGCAGCACGGCCACGATCATGTACAGAACGATCAACAGCACCACGAGCAAGTACAGCCGCTGCACGTTCCAATCGATGCTGTATTCAAACCACTTCGCGACCATGACGATGATCGCGCCGATCAGTACGAAGATGGCGGCCACGATTGCGGCATTGATCACGCCGAGCAGCAACGCGGTCAGCGACATTGCGGCACCTCAAACATAGATACGCATGTATTTGTAGAGCATGGACTCGATGGTATCGGTCGCCGTCTGCAGCGGCGCAGCGAGGCCGGCCTTGCCGAACATCTGCACCGGATCGAAATACTGCACACGGGTATCGCCATGCATCACCGACCGCAGACCGCTCGTCATGCGTGCCTGCCCCCGCGCCGCCTGGATCAGCATCCCAGTTGCCGCCTTGAGTGCCGGCGGCGCGGCATCGGGCAAAGAATAACCGCCGCTATAGGTCACGGTGACCGGCTCGGACCAGGCGCCTTCGATGCGCAACTTGCCGGATGCGTTCTCGAGCTCATAGATCGTCGGGTCGAGGATGCTGCCGCGCGGCGATTCCACCGAGACGATGTCGGCGTCGGCAATCGGATAGCGCGTCAGGAACACTCGCGGCGAGTCGCTGCAGCGCCAGGTCTCTTCGACCGTCTCGTAGGCAAACACACGATTGCACATGGTTGCGACCACGTCGCTGTATTGATCGATCAACATCTGCAGTTGCGCGTCCTCGCTGGTGTCGGTCAGCGGCACGTTAAGAATGGCCTTCAGCTC